AAGTTCATCGATAAGATAGTTTACTTCCTCGTGGGCAAGGGGTTCAGTATCACGACTCCTGAGGCCTTGGAGGAAATCACAAAGCCATTTTTGGACGAAGTGTGGGGCTACAATTCGCGAGAAAGGTTCGCTTTCGAGGGGGTCACAATGGGATCTGTAACTGGCGACATGTTCGCCATGATTACGTACGAAGATCCCAGCCCGATGCAGAGGCGACTAAACCCGTTCTCTCAGGGCCGTATTCGCATCAACCTGTTGGGGTCGGAGCAAGTCTACCCTACGTGGGATCCTCTCAACCAGGACACGCTCATAGCAGTACGGATTGAGACGATCTATTATGCTGAGCGCGGGACCAGGCAGCTCGACCGAGAAGATCGTGTGAACCATGAGGGGAGGCAGCTTTACACAAAGCGATTCACGCAGATCATCACCCCTGATTCCATCGTCGAGCAGTTCCATGGGGACCAGCCTATTGTTCGGCCCAACGTGTTGGGAGAGATCCCGCTCGTTCATATCAAAAACCTCCCCCTACCCAAGGAATACTATGGCCTTGCAGATGGCCAAGACTTGGTTGACCTTCAAAGGGAGCTGAACGAGAAGGCCACTGACGTTAGTGATACGATCAACTACCACGCCAGCCCTGTGCTACTTTTGTACGGTGTGAAGGCCAAGCAGTTGGAGCGTGGCCCCAAGCAGGTATGGTCTGGTCTTCCAACGGACAGCAGGGTGGATACTCTCAAGCTGGAGGGGGATCTTACGGCTGCCAATGGGTACATCGACCGGGTGAAAAAAACGATGCATGACATTGGGGATGTTCCTGAGGGGTCACTTGGGCAGATGCAGCCTATCTCCAACACGTCTGGTGTCGCTCTGCACTTTCAGAACCTACCTTTGATCGAGCGCCGGACTCGAAAGCTGGCCATGTATAAGCCTGGGTTCGAGCAGATCAACTACTTCATTCTTCGGATTGGGATGATCAAGGGGCTGATCAACCTGCCCTTTGACATCTGCAAGTCCTGTGGGGGTCGAATCGTCCAGACCGACCGGGGGAAGAGGGCCCGCGTGTGGGATCCCGAGCTTGAGGTGTTTGTTGAGCAGCCGGTGTTGGAAAAGAGGTGCTATCATATCGACAGGCAGACTTTGGACTTCCTTGATCCTTTCGACATGCGGCTGAAGGTGTGGCGCAAGTATGGGTTTGGCAAAGAACTGCGTGACCTGCCTTATAGCCAGATCATGCGCGAGATTCAGGCTGGAGGAGATGGGACTTCCTTCTGGGATTACACGGCCGTTCAGAAGCGTTTGTTAGAGGAGTGGGAGCGAAAGCACGTCAAGCAGGGGCAGGAGCAGGAGAAGGCTCCACCCGAGCCGCCACCAAACCTTCATGTAGAAGAAGTCCCCATGGACCAGATTGAGGTGCCCGAGGAGCCTGAACACGTGCATGTTACGCAGCACCTTGTCCATCCATCAACGGGAGAGGTTCTTGGGAGCCAAACAACCCCCATGTTCCTTATCCCCACTGGGTGCAAGAAGCCTGTATATCTCAACCCCTTCGATAACGAAGTGGATTTCTTGGATGTTATCCCCAAGGACCAGGCACTTCAGGCGCAGCTTTTTGAGATGTACCAGCGAAACGAGTGGGTGGACGCTGAATGGTGCCAAGACCATATCTCAGAGATCGCTGTTGATGCTACTGCCATTCGGAAGCGGTTGAAGTCCAATAAGTCTGCTACGGCTAACCCCGCCAAACCGGCTCCGCCTATGGAGGCGGAAGGAGCCAACCAACGTGTTTATCAAGAGTTGGCTCCACCCCCACAGCCTGCGTCGGCTGTGCCTGGGAACAAGGGAAACCCTGTACCGGCTGATCAGCAGTTAGAGGAGTAGGATCCAGTGAACATTCCCAACGGCTTTCGTCCTTCTGGTGCTGCACGGGCAACCTTCTACGACGAGGAGGGCCGCCTGCGTGAGTTCAATATCTCGCGCGGCATGGACGAGGGCGGGGTATCCTCGACGAACAGTATGTTTGCCACAGAGGCGGAAGACTTTGGCAGCATAGCTCCGTTTCTTCACCGCGCGAAGGTGAAGGATGCCAAGCGTCGGAATTACGTCATTCAGCCTGGTGGGGCAGCGATCTACTTTGACGACGAGAGGGCGCCCGAGCTTCCAAGCAGGCAGGAGTTCCCCCATCCTAAGACATCCTTTGGGCATGACTCGTTGGACTCCACAGCAATGGCTCAAGGTGGGGTATCGTTCACGGTCGGGATACCAGGAGCGCGATCATGAGCAAGAAGAAGAAGTCGAAGAAGTCAAAGAAACCGGCCTCCCATGGGATGCAGTTGGGCCAGGCAGGCTACGGCCTGACGCACGGGTACAGTGATAAGGACGTGGCGAATCGCGCCATGAGACAAAGGGCTCATAAAAGTGCTTGCTAAAAAGATGTTTTCCGTGTTTCACACATTTTGTAGCAACTGGCACTATCCTATGGTACTGTACAGATGATGCGCCGATACCCCAGGGCTTCCATATCCCATGAGTTTCGGTCCTCTACAGAGAAGGACCGGTTTTCTGGTGGGTATGATCTCAGAGGCATTGGAGCTGAGGCGCTTCATTCACCACCTACTATGCAACTGCGTGGCTTCAGACAAGAGGCAGTGCTCGCTTCTCACGATGGGATCAAGTTGAAGGGATCGGATTGCTTTTGGGAGGGGCCTGGCTTCAGGTATCGGGCTCGACACGACGGGGTGTAGTATGGGCAAGATGAATAAACGAACCACAGGCGCCTCCTACGTAAGCGGTCCTGACTCCAGCGGGATCGCTAACGTAGGAGACGCGCCCCTTTTGGGCGAGCGAGGTCACGGGATGAATGGCATCATTGGCAGGGAAAGAGCAAAGTCTTACAAGGTATCCAGCTACGCTGACGGTGACAATGGTGGGAGTGCTGGTGGGTATGGTGCCAGCCACGGTGTCCTGGCGTCTTCGATGCATGGCATCACCCCTGGTGGGGTTGGGCTTCGTGAGGGAGGAGTTCGAGCAGGGGGCGTGTCTTGCCACGAGACGCTTCCGTTCCAACCTCAGTTGAAGAAAAAGGGCTATGACGAGCACGGCATTGCATCCTATCAGCCCGTTCACGGGGTAGATGGAATCGAGGGTATGCCTTCTGGTGAGCCCACAGAGGAATCTTCTCCCGAGCCTGAGTCTTCGGAGAGCAACGGCTTTGCTTGCCCCCATGGTTGCGGGGCGAAGATGAAAAGTGCCCACGGGTTGGCTCGGCACATTGCATCCAAGCACGGTGGATTCGCGGGTCTTGGACATGCTCTGACCCACGGGTCCTCGTTCAAGGAAGGTGAGGAGCTTCGCGGTGAGACGGAAGACCCTATCCTCATGAAGGGCATCTCCGAGGAATATGCTCGGGCGGCGCGTGAAGCGTCAAAAAATCAGTCATCCTATGTTACCGGAGATTCTGGTAACGCATACAGCAGCACGAAGAGGTGAAGTTATGGGCGTGAACATTGGAAGTTCGACCAACAAATTCGAGGGCAGCCCTGCAAACGGTGAGTATCAGGGCTATGGTGTGGGCAACACGGACGAGGCGTATCGTGAGGCCACCCGCAAGGGCATGTACCCCAGTGACAACACGGGACCCAACCGCAGCCAGGGCGAGTCGGCTGGGGCAGGCAGTATTTATTCGGCCATGCTCAACGAGCGTCCTAACCTGTCCAATCCTCGGAATCGTGGACCAGAGCGTGCCCCCAGCCGCTCCGGGGCCAAGGCGATCCCCGTGGTGACTGTGGAAAGCCGTGCTACGGGTCGGCTCGGGTAAGCTAGGAATAGAGATTGATCAACGGAGGCAGTGATGACAACCAAATCGACAGAGGAAACCAAAAGCGCCACTGGTAGCCCTGACGAGGGCCTTCCCCCGGCCGTGTCAGTGACAAAGGTTACTGACACGAAGGCTCGTGAGGATGCATCTCGGATGCAGGCCGAGCTGGAGCGGGAGCGACAGGAACGGGCGGCCTTGGAGGTTCGTTTGGCGAGGATCGAGAAGGAGAGGGAGGAGGCCGAGCTGAAGGCGATGCAGCCCGATGAGCGGGTCCATCGACAGATCAGTGACTTGAGCGCACAGGTTCAGAAGTCCCAGGAGCAGATGCGACAGCAGCAACTCTTTTTTGAAGGGCAGCTTCGAGCCATGAACCTGGTGGCGTATCGGGAAAGAGCCCTTCGGGACTTGGGTGATATCCCGGAGAGCTTCACCTCTTTTGTGCAAGGGGCAGACGAAAAATCCATCGACCTAGCGGTAGATCAGGTGCGTCGGGCATGGAAAGATGTTCAGGAACGACTTGTGCAGCGCACAGTTCCTGCTCCTGTAGAAAGTCAAGAGGTGGATATGCAGGTTCCCCAGGGGTATGCGGCGCCCCCTCCGAATCCTGCGTACCCCATGCCTCCGCAAATGCCCCAGGCAGTTCCCCAGGGTGGGCTTCCTACTGCGACTAACCCTGTTCCGGTTAGCGAGGCAGGACCAGCAGCGGGAGGATTTCCTCAAGACCTTCGGCACCTCACTTCGGAGGAGGCCGTCAGGTCTGGGCGCTACAGCGGGGAAATGAGGGAGCAACTCCATCGAATGATTCAACAGATGCCTACGGGATTCACTCCTCCTAATTCGGGGAACATCCCCAGGCACCTGGCCGCACAAGTGCAACCACCCGTGCAGTATGTTCCGCAGCCCGGAGGGGCAATGCAGCCCATCGGAAATCCAACTGGACCGGCGAAAGTCCAGGGGGGTGTGCGGACGCAGGCACAAGAGGCAATCGCGCGGACGTGGGTGGGGCAGAATCCGACCATCGGGCAGAACGTTGGTGCAGCATCGGCTTTGGCCGACGCACAAGCGTATGCTAATGCTCGGGGCATCACCCCGGAGGCAGCGTTCCAGCAGAGATTCGCGAATAGCCCACCTTTGACCAACGGCTCAGGTGGGTCCAACAATTGAGGTTCAGCAAGGAGTCTGTTCAATGTCCAGTGTTCTCAACACCGCAGTCCAGTCAGGTGTGGGGTTTTCACAGCAAGTCGAAGCCATACGAGACGTGTTCTCGGCAGAGATATGGTTTGCTGCTCTCCCTATCTTGAAGTTCGACCAGTTCAGCACGAAGAAAACGGAGCTGGGTGTACAACCAGGTCGAACAATCCAATTGCCCCGTTATGGTAACATCAAGCGTGGCGGGCGTCTTACGGAAGGCGTGAGACTTCAAACTCGTGCAATGAGCATGAGCCTTCAGAGCGTGACCGTTTTTGAAAACGGTAACGCCATTGGGTTCTCGGAATATTTGCTCCAAACGTCATTCTATGACCAACTCGCTGCTGCGTCGCTGCTACTTGGGCGGGACATGGCGGTTGTTCTGGACCTTCAGCTTCGTGACTCCGTACTACTCGGAACGAACACGGTCTTCGGCGGTGGCAAGGCTGCTCGCACTCAGCTCGTCGCGACCGATGTTTTTGACACGCAGGTTGTCAAAGACGCGGTTGAAACTCTGGAAACGAGCAACGCTCCCAAGTGGGCTGGCGACCACTACATCTGTTTCTGCCACCCCCACCAGGGGCGTGGGCTCCGTGATGACAATGACTGGATCAATGCCTCGCTGTATGCGGGTGCAACTCAGATATACACGGGAGAGATTGGTCGGTATGAAGACGTGCGCTTCATCACCACCACCGTCATGCCGAACGGGGCGAACAGCGCCCTGGATCCAGACACGGGTGATTACGTGGACATTGGCTACACTCCGGCGCTAGCAAAGGGCGCTTCTGGCAACCTAGTCACGGTCTATCAAGCGGTCATGTTTGGTGAGTACGCCTTTGGTCACGCCACCGCCATGCCCGTTGAGCTTCGTGACAACGGGGTCGAAGACTTCGGTCGTGAGCACGGTCTTGCCTGGTACTCGATCTGGGGCCAGAACATTTTGGAAGATTCAAACATCGTCGTCATCGAGACGGCGTGAGCCGTTTGAGAGGGAAAGAACATGGCAAGTCATTCCGTTACTGGTACTCCGGTTCCCGTTGGCCTCAACCACGGCAATCAATTCTTTGTTCGGTGTGTGACCACTAAAGATCTCGCCAACAATGAAGTCTTGAGCGTCACTACTCCGGCGGGTGTCCCCGCGAATGCTATCCCGTACGCGATGCTCTGTTACTCGTTAGCGGCTGGTGTGTACACGCGGGATGCGGATATTGGCGTTATCACTGACTACACAGTGGCCACTCGTGTGGTTCGCATCACGGCGAGCGGTGATGTGGCTTCCGGAAGCATTGTGATTCTCGCCTTCGTAGGTGACTGATGGACGAGGTGAAGGAGATGGAAGACAAAGAACAGCCCAGGGTGGCAGTGGCGATTCCGGTGCCCGAGGTAAAGGGCTCAGGTGTGAAAACATCGTTTCAATCCTTGGACGCAGAAAAGGCGTTCTACAGCCCTCCCCCTGAAAGTGAGCCGCCGGTTTCGGCCGAGATGTCCTCACCGCAAGTGAAGGTGGCTACTGAAGTAGAAGACCCAAATCAAATTGTGTCAATCGTGCCTCGAAAGACCGTTGCCCGAACCAGAATCGGCCCCAAGTGGTACACCTTCCAAGAAGGGAAGAAGGCGCTGGTTCCTCGGCATGTGGCTGCCCTGCTCGCTGAGCGCGGGGTGGTGTGATGCCTTCACTGTTGCAAGAAGCTCGCTCTCGGATCCGAGACACTCGACGAAGTAATCGGGCTTTCGGCCTCGCTGTTATGCCGAGTTCCGGGGCGACTTCTGCGACGGCAGAGTTGACTAATGGGCATCTTATGATTGAAGTGTCGGGCGGGGATACCCC